CAAAACCCGTAGCATTACCATCCCCTCCGTCACCGCCATTGCCGCCCTGACCCTTAACTAAACCGTTGTTGATAATGGTAATTGTGTCGCCACTTGCCCAGCCCGTGCCTGTATCTAGGGCAACCGCTGCCGTGCTAGTCGTGCCAACGGTGGCGCCGCTGTTAATTGTCAGCGTGACATCTGTCACGCCAGCCACATAGCTTGCGCCTTTGTTACTAAATATATTGTAGTTACTTTGGTTGGACGCAATCGTAAGGCTTAGGGCTGTGCGGTTGACCGCCCCATAAAAGTCGCCCATAGAAATTGCGCCGCTTGTTGGCACGTTGCCGTTTCCGGCGGCGTCCGGCACCTTACCGCCGCCCTTGTAAAACTCGGACAGGCTGTGGGGTGTGCTGTCGGAAAATTCGCCAACGATGTCGGTGGCAAATGATAGCGCGCCAGAGGATTTAACAGCCATGAGCCGCCTCCACTAAATAGAGCCAAATGCGGTTACGTCGCCGGTAACCTTTAGGTTACCAGACGTGTCGAGCTCCATCTTGGCGGTGCCGCCGTATTTAAAGATGAGCTTGTTGCTAGACACCTCAAACGACCAGTCGCCTGCCGTGTTGTCTAGGGCGATATTGCCCTTGACCAGCACGTCGGCCTCGAATGTCGCGTCCTTGTCGTCGGCAATGGTGAGCGCAGTCGCGTGAGCGTTTACGCTTGAGCCGGTAGAGCCAGCGCCGTCTGCGACTTGAACAATAACGGCGCCGCCTGTGCCCGTGCCTGTGCCGGCGCCGCCCTTCAAGGTAAGAGCCGTGCCGGACTGGTCAGTGCCCGATGCGTCGGCCGGCTCAATGGCGTCAGCCGCAACCTCGTCGCTTGCGTTCCGGGTGACCAGCGTGCCGCTGCCCGTTGTCGCAAACTTGCCGTCGATCGTGTCGAGGTTGTTGTTAATCTTGGTTCCCCAAGTGTCGTCCGACCCGCCGATTTCTGGCTTTGTCAGACTAAGATTGGTGGTTGTGGTATCTGCCATTTTCTAGTCCTATGCTGAAATCCAACTAGCGTCTGAGCCAGTTTGGCTTGTGTACGCCACTGTCGCGGCGTCGGTTACGTCCGACCAGTCGCCGGAAATAATGTCGTCGCTATCCCAGAAGAAGCGAACATTTGCGGCAGCAGACGAGGGCTGCTGAGCGCTAAACGAGAACTCCATAGTCCTTGTCAGGCCAGCCGGGCCTAGCGTCTTAAAAGTTGATGAGACTGAGACAGTCGCGCTGGCGTCAAAGAGGCCAGTCAGTGCGGCGCTGACGTTAGATGCCTGAGACACGCTGGCGCCTGCCGGCTGAATGCGCGTCACCGCGCCCGACGTAGCTGACGCGCCGCTTGCCGCTGCGCTGACCTGACCAACCCGGAGCGCTGCGGCGGCTGCTGCCGACGAGGCTGAGGCGCTCGCGTCTGCCGAAGTCAGCTTTGCTATTGACGACGACACACTCGACGACGCCGACACTTGCGATGAGGTAGTAAAAATCTCAATAACATTCGCGGAGAGTGACGACGACGCCGCAATCTGACTGGATACTGTAAACACCTTGGACAGGCTCGCCGACGCCGAAGACGCCTGCTGCATAGACGCGGCAAGCGTTACGGCCTCCATCTGACCGTATGCTAGGGTGCCATATTGGCCGCCACCATATCCAATGTATTGCGTCATTAGGTTAGCTGTATATCCAAGTCGCCGGCTGGGATGCGGAGCACGTCGCCGGTGTTAATTGTCTTGCTGGTCGATACCGCCGCATATGCGAGCAGGTTGCCAGAGGTCAGCGCGTCAAAGACGCCGACGTGGGTAATTGTCCCCAGGTCTGCCGTGGCAGTCGGGTAGTCGATCGCGGCGCTGTTCGTCGCCTCAGTCGGGTCGGTGCCGCTCACCGTAAAGGTGGCAGTCTGGCGTGCGTATCCGCCGCCCGATACCTCAGTGCCGCCGCCCGTGTCTGATGGGGCTGCCGTAAAGAGGCCAACATATAGCGTGCTAGGCGCAGAGTAGGCGTTCCCGCCAAAAACGTGGTCAAGCACGGCGTCTTCCAAGTAGTTAGTAAAGCTCATATCAATTTGTCCTATAAATAACCGTGCGGCTGCTGTTGCCGCCGTATGTGCGACGGCGCACCGTCAGGCTGCCGCCAGCAAACCGCGCACGGTCTTGCTCGTCGGCCAAATTTTGCAGTTGCGATTGGTACAGGCCAACCACAACCGGCAGCCGCTCGTCGTCCATTAGGAAGACAAGCGCTTGCTTGATTACCCCGTAGAGATACAGGTCGGGATATTCCTCTATCAGCCAGTTGGTCAGATTGTCTGAGTGCAGGGCTGGTATCTTATAATAATATGTGAGCTCAACCGTTTGGCCTGACGAGGGGCGAGGCACAAGCTCAAGAGTGTCGCCGACGATGGCGTAAAACTCCGGTATGCCGGTAACGTCGCCGTTGGACGCGCGATACTGGTCGGCAGTCTCAAGGGACACCTGACGCAGCAGCTTTATTGGGTCGGCGTTAAGCTGCACGTTTACAGCCTCAAGCCAGTCGAGCGGCAGATTAGTAAAGTGGCTGTCGACGGTGGCCGTGACGCGCCTCACCATCTTGCGGTGGCGGATAGTGCGGTTAAACTCTGCCTCGGCATTTTTGATAAACACGTCCATCTGGTCGTTGTCTATGTCCTGCCGATTTAGGTAATTTGAAACCTGAGTGCGGAGCGATGTGTAATTCATACCCGGCCTTCCCAAACACGAAAATCTCGGTGGTCACTGTCATTAAGCCAGCGACGCCAAGCCTCTTGGTCGTTAGCCCAACCCTCTCGGATTGCGCGCTCATAAATAGCGACTGGCACGGTGGCGACATGCTTTAGGTCGCCCCCAGCCTTGTGGTTTTCGCGGTTTATCTTATTGGCGCGCACAATGGGGTCGACGTTCTGGTAGGTGTGGACGTGAAAGGTGTCCTTGCCGTCCAAGTCCTGAGTGACAACTTCGCGCACGATGTGGCCTCGCGCATCATATAAAAACTTTGTCGTCGCCATATTACAAACCCAAAGGCTAGAGCCGCGAAAGGCGGGGCCGGCGCGGGCCGGCCCCAACCAGACTTAGGAGGTGGTCAAGTCAGCCACGATGCCGTGGGCTGCCTCTTCGTGCATGCACACGCCCCACTCAGCCATGATGGCTTGCGTGGATGCGTCGCCGGTCTTGCCGAGCTCATATGTCTCAAAGTCACGCAGATATGCGACAGAGACGAAGTTCGGGTCGAGAACCAGCGCCGAGCGGCCGCGCGAGAAGCGTGACGGCTGAATAGCTAGCTGTCCGAAGTCGGACGCAAAAATTTCCACGCCAGCCTCGATTGTGTTGGCGTCAATCATCTGACGTGCAGACGCGCGGCCGGTAAAGCCAGAGATTTTCTGCTTGTTGAAGCCGCCAACAACTACGACGCTTGGGTCTGCGCCGGCGTCGAAGCACTGCTGCAAAACATCCTTCAGCATCGCCTCAGTAAACACGCGCTGCGTGCCGTCTGTGACTGCGCCGGAGCTGTTTGCGCCAGACGTGCCGCGAGATGCGTTGGTTGAAATCCAGCTCTCAACACCGCGAGTGGCGCGAGCTGTGGTGGCGTCGCCGGCAGTCTTGTTTTGCTTGCCGCAGATAGCCGTTTCCATGTCGCGCTTAATTTCTTTTGCACGCATTGACATGCTGTAGGCCAGTTGGCTGTTGCCAGCGCCGGCAGGATTAGAAGCTTCCTGCGTGCCGGTTACAGTCGCGTCGCGGCGGTTGATTTGACACACATTGCTTTCGCGAGTGGTAGGCGTGGTGGCCGTTTGCGACAGGGCATCGCCCTCAAGCACGCCCGTCGCCGAAGCGGCGGCCAGCGTGTCAGTCTGCCAGTCAAATGTCACATTGGAGACATTTTTGCGGCCGGCAGCCGTCATAACGGGTGTGTCTACGGGCGCTATCGAATAGATTACCGAGCTCAACTCTTCACGGTTAGCCGTAGCTGAGTAGGTATCAAAAGCGTTAGTTACTTTTGCCATTTTATTTTACCTTTTTGCGTTTAGTAGGTTTTCAAATACGGCAGTCGCGTCATGCACACTGCCAGACTTAGAAAGGCGCTCCTTTGCGACCCGCGTCCTGCTTTTCCGCCTCACATTTGATGTCCCAGCTTTTGCGGTTTTCTTAACGGCCTGCTTAGGCTTCCGCTTGTTCGCCTGGCTCGCCATCATTGCGTCTCGCAAAATCAGGATTGCCCGGCTGTCGTATACTTCGTTGAGTTCGGCGTCAGTGAAGCCTCGGCTCAGCGCGTATTCGCGGATTTCTTGGCGCTCTTTTGTGGCGACTGCCTCATCTTTCCATGCGGGCAGGGCGTCCATCAGGGCTACCGTCTCCTTTTGCAGATGGTCAGCCAAAAGCTGTTGCTGTTCGGCCTGACCTGTCTGAGCGAGGCGCTCCTGCTCCTGCTTGACTGCATTAAGCTGCGCCTGACGTTGGTCTAGGGCATCCTTTTCAAGCATATATTGGAGCGGATCGCTTTCGCGGAGCTCGTTAAGTCGCTGCAACTCTTCCGGACTGGTGGCAGTCTGAAGTTGTTGCGCTAGCTGGGGCAGTAGCTCAGCATATTGCATCCGCTCTTGCCGCAACGCCTCCAACTCTGTCTCAGAAGCTTTACGCTGCTCAGCCAGAGCCTGAGTTTTTTTGGTGTAGTCCGACTGCCGCAAATAACTTTTCTGCAACTCGTCGAGGGTGACCTCTACCTGCTGCCCATCCATATCAAGCTGGATAAGCTGCTCACCGGGTTCCTCGTCGGCGCCGACATGGTCTTCAGCGTCGTCCTCATCACCAGACAGCTCCTCCTCAAAGTCTTCATCGTCCTCAAAAGTTTCGTCGGCCTCGTCGGCCTCAACTTCCTCAGCCTCAAACTCTTCGGCCTCGTCGCTATCTTGAAGCGCCTCTGTCGCATTGTCTGGCTGGTTATCCGCATCGCGGGCCGCAAGAAAACCTTCAAAGGCGTGTGTTGATTTTTCTTGTTCGTTTTGCAGGTCAATCGGCTTCTCGCCGGTGTTGGTGTCTGCTTCTGACATTGATTATACCTCAACAGTAGATTTAAAACTAGCCCCGCTTGGATTGATTTGGCGAGTGCCAATTCTTAATCTTCACGAGGCGATTTTGGCTGATTGCTCCAGCCTCTATGACAATGCGCAATTGGGTGCGAACCTCTTCAAGCACATTGACAGCCGTGTGGATGCGCTCCCGCGCACCAGTTTCTTCTGGGCGCGTGTTGCGCCACTCATTCATAAAGCCAAGCTCGACCTCGGCAATTGCCGTGCGGAATACGTCGCTGTCGAGTATGCGGCGCGCCTCTTCGGCTCGGCTTTGTTGTTCGTCTGACATTTACAGAAGCCCCAGATTGTTGCGATAGCCAGAAATGCGCTCAAGCAGGCCGGCCGGCATTGTGTAGAGGGGCTGCAAGGGCGCAGCCTGTATATTCCGATCGACGGGTAGGGCTTCCGGGTAGGCTGGCATCTCAGGCTCTTCCAGAAACTCGGCGCCCATAGCCAAAGCGTTTGCGACGCCAGCCATGTCGGCCATGTCGGTCATCGGCCCCATAGCAACCAAGTCGGCCTCGCCAGCAAGCGGCGCCTGACCCATCTCCATACCCATGCTAGGCACTGCTGGGCCCATAAAGTCTGGCACGTTTGGATTGCTGGGCATTGATACGCCCATCGGTATTGTCGGGCGGCCAATAAACGGCGTGACCGGAGTAGGCAGATTGCGTGCATAGGCCATGCCTCCGCCGGGCGTCATAGTCGCGGCATAGCGCGCCGCCTCTTGGGGGCTCGCGCCCATTGCCATTAGTTGCTGATAATTATACATTGCCTAAACCATTTCTCGTGTTGCGATATTAGCAACAACACAACATGTTGTCACCTATTTGTTCCCTAGTAGGAATTTTACAGCCTCATCCCATGTGACTTGCTCGATGTCGGGCTGTTGAAATGCGCTAGGGCGCAGCTTTACTGTCTTTCGATTGCGCAAGCTGTGCGCTGTCTTAAATATCACTGAGCGCTCCGGCACAGCGACCAACGCCACGATGTCGACTTTATTTGTGTCGATGTGGTAGCGCTTCTTAGAGCCAGATGACGTGCAAAAGTTGTACACTTGGCGCTCCTTGTCTGCGCCAGTCTTGTGCGAGCTCTTTACTTCAAGGCGCAGCAATCCAAGGCGCGGGCAGTTCGCGATAATGTCGTAGCCGTTGCGGTCGACAAACATAGCGTCGACGCCGCAGCTTTCCTCTAGCGCGATAGCCGCCAGCAATTCCCCAAGACGCCCTTTTGACCGGGCGTCAATAGCTCCATAGCGCGGGGCGTCGCAATTGCTCATAACCCGCCAACCCTTTCCGAGGTATTGCGTCCAAGTGGACAAAGCGCTTATTCCATGCGCCCTTTTGATTAACGCCATAGGCCGTCCAAAAGCCTTGCTCCATGGCCGCGCCGATTAGGTCTTGCGCATCGGCGCCCGCGCAGACGATGTCTACGGCCATGCCGGTGTTGTGTGCGCCCGGCTTATTGCCGGCCGCTATCTTGGCGGCCTCAATAGGGTGGGACGCGCAGCGGTGGGCTGATGAGACGACAAAGTCAAAGCTGTCGGGCAGGGCGTCTTTTAGCTCTTGCACCGCCAAGATGACCTCCGGCTTCATCCGCATCTCGCCATTGCATTGGCCGCACTTGCACGCAAAGTCTGCCGGCTTAAAGGCAAGGTCTTCCCAATTGATGTTCACTTTTTTCCTCGGATGGCGCCGACCACCGACGGCGCGACATTCTTGAGTGAAGACAGACCCCACACCGCGCCGTTCATTGCGATGAACACCTGCACCATCCACGCCGGGACATATTCCAAGTTTTCAAAAATGCGGCGCCCATATTCTGGCGCAATGACAGTAATAACAATCGGCGCGGTAAACATGGTGTAAGAAAACCAGCGCAGGAATTTGTCTTTGTCCTGCAACTGCGCCATCTCCCAGTCGCTGTTGGCGTCGTGCTTTGATTGCGCCAGCCGCGCCTTGTTCTCAATAACAGCCAGGTCGAGCTTGTGTTTGGCGGCCGACTTCTCAGCGCGCTTTTCTACAACTTGACCGGCGAGCGATGCGATAGGCCCCAATAGTGCTTTAAGCATTAGTTGTGCTCCATAATATATTGGTCATAGCGTCTTGCTACGCAAATGCGCCGCTCCTCGCTTTCCTCCACATAGCCAAATTGGTGGCACAGCTTCACCGCCCACTTTAAGCCCTGCTCCTCGACAGTCTCCGGCCGCCAGCTTTTTGGGATGTTGCGGCTGTAGCCGCACCCAGAGACAACAAGCGAAAGAGATATGACGAGTGCGAGGCTTTTAATCATGGGCGAAACTTTTTCAGAAACTCTTGAACTGTGTCGGTTTCATAGATGCGGATGCCAAACCAGATGGCGGTGAACAGCGCCGATATTGTTGGGAGAAATTCCATAAAGGCCCCTGCGGTTGTCACGACGCCTAGCGCGTCGCCCAGTGATTTTGCTTCTTCGCTCATTTTGCTTTCCTTAGAAAATGCCCGGCTGCTGCTCTTGCTGCGGGTCTTGGAGTAAGCCATAAGTGAGTGCGCCGCCGGCTGCTGTGGTCGGCACAGCCAGCAAGCCCTTATTGTCGATAAAGTCCTTGAGCATATCCTCACGACTAATGCCGCGCTCGTCGGCTCGGTTGTCCAGCGTGCGCCGGAATAATTCCATAGCCGTGCCTTGGCTTTCGTCGGCGAGGTTAGTCATCTCGCCAGCGCCCATCCACAAGCTGGCTTGGAACTGTGCCGGCGTCATGTCATAGCGGGCAGCCACGTTTTGAGCCATCTGCTCAAGCGCCTGATACTCATTTGCCTTTGGCGTGTCGCGCCAAGCCTGCGGTATGTCTTGAAAAAGTTTGGTATCTGTAATGATGCCATCATTAACCATGTTGGCTAAGTTTAGCTCCCGCACTTCTTTGCCATTTACTTTTCGGGTGCTGATATAATTGTCAGTTGATTTCTTGCCGTAAGCTTTACGAATTTTATCAAGATTTTCGCTAGACAGCTTGGCTTGGGCGTTAAGCATATCTACGCCGCCATCAGACATTGCCAGCATGCGCATAAAGTGGATGTCAGCCGCGATGTTCTCGACATCGCCAACCAAGCTATTAGCAAACCCCTTAACCTTTGGGTTGGCTTTTAAAAATTCTGAGCGCTGCGCACCTTTGTATTCTTCCGGTGGTGTTTTTGCCCAATTGCCTTTTTCTTGGTTCAGCACGTTGCTAGCCATATTGCGCTGCTTTATGTGACCATATCCGTAATTATCTGGCATGTTTGGTATATCAATACCAAGCTGTTTTACGGCGGCGGCTGGCGTCACCCCCTTTTCATTAACTAAAGTTGCCACCGCAACCCGCTGGTCAGCGTCGAGTGCGCGATAGATGCTAGCCATTCGGATATTTTGGGGCACTTTAGCGCCTGTGGATGTCGCACCAATCAGATTTATATAATCTGTGTATTCGGCGGTGCCGCGCTCCTCGCCTAAGCGAGACACAAACCAGTCTCGCAGCTCCTCAGTGTTGTACCAGTCTGGCCCACCAAGCTCGATGCCCTTTTCAATATAGCCGTCGAACTGTCGCACAATTGGGCTGTTTGGGTCTTCAGTGGCGCGCAGCAAGCGCTGCATGCCGGCGGGTACGCCACGGGCGGGCGTGTATCGCTCGAATGAGCCGCCAGAGCGGTCAGGCGCAGCGCCACGATACATTGCATAACTTCCGGCCGGCTCATTTACTGAGCCAACATCACCGCCAGAATTAACCAGAGGCGGGCCGGGCGGGTTGTTGTCGCCGATGCGTGCAATGCGTGCAGCGCGAGGCGCCTTCAATGCCCCGGCTGCGGCTGGGCCTACAACCGGCACAGCCATAGCGGCATCGCCCAGCAGGCCAAGCCCCTGAAAGCCGGCGTCGAGATACTGACCCTGCGCAATGTTTTGACGCAAGCTTGGCAGATTTTGTGTGGGATTAAATGGGTCAGGATATTGTCCGAGGGCATCAGCCGTACCTGCGCCCGGCGCAAGCTGACCGGCAAGCAGGCCAGCCGTCTGGGGGTTGCTGCCTATATATGAGCCGACGCCATATACGGCGTCGTATGCGTCTCTAGCCGCCTGACCTAAGAGGCCGCCAACAGTTTGACCATATATGCTAGCCACGCTTCTTGCCCTTCGTTTTTCGTTTTGCTGTTTTGGCTGCCGCCTTAAATGCCTTGGCGGTTGGCGCGCCCTTAGTGCCGGGCTTGCGCATGCGCTCTTTGGAGCCGGCCTTAATTCTTGCCCGCTTTTTTTGGATGTTTTTGTATAAGCTCATCGGCGTTTGCCTTTCTCAAGTTTTTTGCGCTTTGCAATCGTGTGCTTCATCGGCTTTTGCAGTTCGCGGGTGTGCTCGCGAATAGCGGCGACTGCCCGATCGATAATCTCTTGCTGCTCAGGCGACACATTCACGACCACTTCACCTTGTCAGCCCAATACGCGGCAGACATCTTGCCCTTCGCGATATTCTTTGCGTGGCGCGCCTTAAAGCTGCGCCGCTTATCCTTCATCGCCTGGCTTTCGCTCTTCTTAGGCTTGCCGGCTGTCTTCGCGCCCTGCTGACCAAAGCGGATGGTCTTAACCTCTTCGCCTTGCTTAGCCACCACAATGTGCGACTTGTTTGGGTGGCCGGGCGTGCGGCGCGGCTTGTTGTAGCCACTAACTTTTGCGCGCTTTAATCTGCTGTCCTTGCTCATTTACTGGGCATATCCTTGAACCGCTTGCAGCTTGGCAGCCTGTCTTATTGCTTCCTTGTCGCGCTCAAGTATCGACTTGATTTCCGCGACATTGATTTGCGCGCCATATCGGGCTTGCAACTCAGCAATCTTGAGCATGGTTTCGGCCTCAAGCTCATCGCGCTTGCGGTCGTCCTCAATGAACATTTTCTCGCGTGCCAGTTGGTTGTCGGCGCGCGTCTTCTCGATTTCGGCTTGCGCTACTATCATCGCCGGGTCAGGCAGCGGCGCTTGTTCCGGCTCAGCAAATGCCTCGGACGGCGGCATCTGCGTATTCATAAATGTGTCGACATCCTTAAAGCCAGACAGCTCGACGATGCGCGCCAGCGTGTTGGCATATTGCTGCGGCGTGACGAGCGGATTATCCAAGCCCATCTGCTGCATGACCATTTCTTGCTTGCTCGACAGCATTGTCAGAAAGCCAACCTTCTCAGCATCGCTAGAGCCGGCGAGGGCGACATTCACAATCAAGTCCTTGTCGGTGTCCCACAGGCGCGGGTCGACTGGCACAAACTCATTGCGCAGCCGGAACACGTCGCCCCTGTCCATGTGTTTAATAGCCAGACGATTTACTAGGCGGAAGAGCGCCTTGAAGCCAGTCTCAGCCAAGTTGCGGGCGGTCACCTCAACGCGGCCCTGCGCATTGCTGATGGTGTTTGTGATTGCTGCCGCCGTCGTGCTTTGCATGCTCTCAGCGTTTAGGCCGACGCTGGCCTTGCTGACGCCGGTGCGGTCTTCGCGCAATTGGTCGAGATAGTCGATAACGGGGAAGGCGGCCTGACCAACAAATGGGACAGTAAACGGCTGCACGGCGCCGGGCTGGCGCATGCGGATAGGCTGGCCGACATCTGTGTTAAGCACGTCGTCCATATTGACTTGCCCCTCGACTACGCCATAGCGCGGAAACACTGAGTGTCCGAGGCTGTCCAGCGTGTCGCGGATGATTTGGCTTTTAGCCAATTGCAGTGGCTTCACATAGTCGGCAATGCAGCCGCCGATTGCGGTGTGCGGCTCCGGGTCGGAGCTAAACATAACAATCGGCAAGTCGTCCCACGCCTCGACATTGACCACATTGTGGGCGGTGCCGATTGAGCAAACGCGCAAGCGCTCAGCATAGCCGTCGCCGTCCATGTCATAGCGCAGGAAGTGCTCAACATAATATACGCTTTGGGCGAGCTCGTCGGGGCGGTCATTATAGGTGATATCCTCCAGCGGGTTGCGGCTCAGGCGCTCGCGGTTGCTGTCTGTTGAGAGCTCGTCGCTGATGCCGGCATAGTCGACAACCTCGTCATAGTCATAGCCCATGGCGACAAGCTCATTGACTGTCTTTGTCGATCGGTGGGCAACATAAGACGCCGTCTCCATGTCGCGCGCATTGCGGGAAATCAAAACCTCTTCCGGCGGCAGCGCCTCGATAACGATTTGGTCTTTGCTGCGCGAGCGGCGCACGGTCACGTCAATGCCGACGGTGATGTCTTCCTCGACTGTCTCGCCTGTCTCCGGGTTGACGGCTTGCACGGCCTCGACCCTGTCGACGCGCTCCATAATTTCATTGTCGGCATCCATTTGCAGAGCCATGACCTGCTGCTCGTCGAGGTCGGTGTATTCGTGCGTCGTCACCTCATACTCATCAGCAAAGTACGCCTTCACATATCCGGCCTTGCGGATGAGTGCATCCTTCAAGGCTGCGTGAATAACTTGATAGCCATTATTTTTTTGGATGAGGTGGTTGATGTATTCAGTCTGCTGCTGGGCGACGGGGATGTCTTCGGGGCCGTTAGGCACAAACTCGCAGACGCGGTTATGGCCGAAGAAGATGCGCATGAGTGACGGCATCATAAAATTGACTGCGTCGCGCACGTCGGTGCTTACAAATCGCGAGTGGCCCTCGACAACCTCTTCGGGCATCGTGCCCTTATAGTATTCGGTTGCCTCGGCGCGCTCATGGCCCAAGCTGTCGATGAAGTCTTC